TCCTGAAGCAACTTTTAAATCATATAAAGTCGTGCTACTGCCAGGATCTGGTACTAATTCAAATTGAGAAGTAACATTTGTCCCCTCCTCATTAATAACACTTATTAAAGTTAAATTTACAGGCTGTGGAGTATCTCCGCCCGCAGCTGTAAGTACACCAAACTGAGAAACAATAGTATCACCATTACCTTTTGCTTCTGTAAAATTAGATGTAAAGCTAGATAAGCCTGTTGCTTCGTTAGGGTTTCCGGTAAGAATAGCTTGATTTAATTCTGAAATTAATCCTGTTGTAGATGTTTCATAATAAATTTGTAATAAACTTTCTACAGGGCTTGTTTCAAAAACACTCAATTTAAAATTATAAGGAGTTGTAGCTGAGCCAGAAGCTCCTATTGCATTAGAATTAATTTGAGATATTCTACCAATTAAAGGATTTGATAAAGTATCATAAATATTAGGTATACTCGCTCCAGCCCCTATACCAAATAAATCATCTTCTTCCGCTATTGTAATAACGGTATTTGGTAAAGGCAAACTCTGAGATGTTTCAGGGTAAAATTGGGTGTTATACGAGGGATTAGTATTTAACACGTAATCAGGCGATACCCTCCCGAATAATTCGACAGAACTTCTAAACTGTTTTTGTTCTGGCCCAACTTCTGACAGGTCTCTAGGAACTTTGTTAACATTGTCATTAATTAAAGTAATAAATCCTACTTCATTAACAGTATCGTCTGTAGTTATTCCATTTGGGGGCCCATTTAAAATACCAGGTAAATACACATTATAGTATTCTTGTTCTGTTTGTTTAACTACAATTTTATAACTATACCAGCCTAACGGATTATAATTAGCGCTTGAAGAAGTTCCGTTATATAAGCCGGGAGTGCCAGTAGAACCATTTTTATCAAAGCCAGCCCCATCTAATTGAGTATTAAATAATACTTTTAATGAATCTCCTGGCCATGTACCTGCGGGCAAATTAGTAGCATCCGAAGATGTTCTATAATTATGATATATAGTGGACGCGTCAAAATTTAAATTAGTGCCGTCGGCATTTTGAGATGCCTGCGATATATTGTTAGATAAAATTACGGTAGAAGATCTTCCATATTTATCAGATAAAACTACGCCAACTTGATAATTTCTATTTTGTTTTAATGTGCTTGCGGGATATTCAGTTATAGCTGTTGTACCCGCCGGCGTATTAGCGCTGGAAATATTAAATGATAATTTTTTACTTGCATTAACATTATAATCTATTGCACTAGGTGGAGTATGTTTGTCTTGAAAATTACCATAAATAATTCTATTACCAGAAACTTCTTGCGCTAAAGCCTTTACTGGAACTTTATCAAATACTCTAACTAATTCACTTTCCGGTAAAGTTTTATAAGGCTTGCCGCCTTGATAAGTATATTCTAAGGTACTAGCTGTGCCAAAATTTGTAATAGTATCTAAAGCATAAACAGGTATTGCACTGTCTTCCTTGTAAAGTATTTCTATTTCTTTAATGTGAAAGTTTGTTGATAACTGGTTACCTGCTACAGGAAGCGGAATTTGTAGTAATATTTTATTAACTTTATTTTCCATAAAATCAACAACCGTGCTTCTATAAGTAGCATCTTCGTCTGTTGTTGTTCCAGCCGCTCCCGTTGTTAAAAAATATCCATCTTGTTTAGGTATAAAAGCCGCTTGAGTAAATGGAGCAAATACAGAGTATTCGTTATCGTCAAATCTATATCTATAGCTGAATCTAATAAATTTATCTTCTAAAAAATTAGCATCACCAGCATATGCGGGGTTACCATTAGAATTTTGTAAATAAGGGTTTGCTGTAGTTGTATTTGGGAGAGCGGGAGAAACAACATCGTACATAGTTGTTTCATATCCTGATAAGCCAGCAGTTGTAGAATTTTTATATAGCCTTATAGGATCATACGGAGCAAATTTAGCTATCGATATTTGGTCTTCATTTGTATAATAATTAGAATCATTAGACGCTAATGTTATATTTAATTTTCTTGGCTGATTTCTATTATCCGTAAAAAATAAAATATCTTCTAATAAGTTAACCCCATAAATAGGGTTAGTAGTAGAAAAATTTAAAAATGAACCTGATACTAATTGATAAGCAAATTCTGTTTGTGTATTATAAGAATATATATAATTTTGACCGGTTGGATTATAGGTAGGATTAGCGGCTGGGTTAGGAGAAGGGTCGGTGTAATTAGTTAAAAATAAAAAAATTAAATTATCAATTTCACTTACGTGAGACCCTATTATTGTTAACCCGCTTACCCCGGCCAATGTATCAAAATTTTCTAGCAGTTTATTACCCAGAACATTTTCTAAAGCACCTACGTCGTCACCCTCTGATTTGCTAACCTGTATATTAAATCCTTGCCTATATTCTCCGTTTGGGACTAAGCGAGCATCTAAGTCTAAATTCATTTTAGACTTTATAAAAGCATTTTTTACTTCTGCCATTTATTTAACTTTTAATCCATTTAGATTTATTACGCATTACTTGAACTATTTCATCCAGTTTAATATTAGATAATCTAATTTTTGCATTACGAAGTTTAGCACTTTTTTCTCTTTTATATCTATTAACTATATATTCAGGGGTATTTACTTTAGTAGATAAAACGGCATGATTTACATAAGCATATATAGCCTCTTCTGCCATTTTAGGCACTTTCATGTCTTGATCATACGCGAGCCCATCAGATATATATTCAAATATTATCAAAGCATCTCTTAAATTACTTGAAAAAGATATTTTACCTTCTCGATGGTTCATTGTAAACCAACCATTTCTTTGTGATGTTTCAGGATTTAATCCATATCTTTCGCCTAAAATTCCTTCAAAACCAAATCCATACCAAGAGCCTGGATATATACCTTTATTTATTTCATTTAAATTTAAATTACCATTTATTAAACGATCATTAGCTTTAGCCCATCTATCTTCCGTTAAAGAAGTTGCATCTAAATCTTCACTAAAATTATCTTGAACAGGTATTCCCTGCCAATCTTGCGGTAATAAACTGTCTGGATTAGATGTTAATGTTGTAGGATATATAATATGTTTTACACCTAATTGATCTACCCAAGACATTTTAACATAATTAACATAGTCTTGAGGTAGAGGTATTGATAAATTAGGGGGTATAGTAGCTTCCTGCGATTTTATACTAGGCAAAGTATCATAACTAAATTCTTGTAATGCTCTTTTAACATGGAAAATTACGTCATTTCTTTTAACATTTTGTATAATTTTTCCTTGCCCGACATAACCTACTAAAAAATTTGTAACTAATTCAGACACTTTTATATAAGAATAATTGCCGTAATTTTCTTCAACAACGTTTCCAAAAGCATCTTCATTTCCATAATTGCCTCCTGTTAAATTTTTTAATTGAACAACTAATATATTATTATTTGGCAATGTTGCTGTGGTAGTAATAACATTATTAGAAACAGTATAACTTTGAATATATTCTGTATAAGTTCCCGGTAAACCATTAGCGCTGGTATAAAGTTTAAAATTATTTTTAGCATAATCCATATTTGTTGGATCATAATTACCAAAAACTAAATTTGTATTAAATGTAGTGGTAAATTTTGTTATTGTACCATCTGCTAAAAAAGTTTGGGATCCTGCATAATATTGCGCATTAGTTTCTTGAATTAATCCTCCATTTGGTTTTGCCATAGCTTTTTAGCTTTTTTGATTTATTTCATCCATTTGTACTTGCTGTGCCGCTGCTTGAACTATCTGAGGATCTCTTATAATAATACCGGCATATTGTAATATTCTTAAAATAACTTCTGATTGCTCGCTTATATCTAATTCAAAACTTCTAGAACCAACTTTAGTAGAAGGATTGTATGCAGTTGAATTATATATATATTGGCCTCTATTGCCCACAGTAAATCCCCAAATAACATCTAATGGTTTTCTTACATATTCAACTTGTATATTATTTTGAATTGTATCGGGCTTTATAAATAAATAATTATTTTCATATAAATATGTAGGAAAAGTTTCAGTAGCTTTTGTTAGTTTTGATTTTTCAGAAGTATAGAAATCATTTCTTTGCAATTTTTGCACAAGGACTTCATTATTATATGTTACTTCACCTATTCTATATAGTTCTACAGATATTCCATAAGCATCTGTAGTAGGCAAAGTAAAATAATTGGTAGGAGTAACAGAAACGTTATTATATGCAGCATTACCAAACGTTTTAAATATAGCTAATTTTTCATCTATATTTTCTAGCCTATCAGCGTAGTTTAAATTGCTTTGAGGAACTCTAGCCTGTTGATTTAAATCTTCAAAATATTTTTCAAATATTTCAAGTTGAACTTGTGTCCCTACTTTGTTAAATTCATCAGGAGTCATATACCCCCTTTGCTCTTTATTTAAAATAGACAACACTGTTTGATATACAGTATTTACGTTTATTGCCATTTTTATTTTTTGTTATATAATAGTAAAGCCGCCAAAAGACGGCTCTACATATTATAAATATTACACGTTATAGAAGTTTTTTCTCTATAGATTTGTAAACCTCTATGCCTTCATCTGTTTTAAAGAATGCAGCCATAGCTGAGTACGGGTTTTCATCAAAAGGAACGTTCATTATTTTTCTTCCTGTTTTAGCCCACGCAAAAGTTCTTTGATCTTGTGATAAATCTAAAAGACCCAATTCGGTAGCGTTAATAGCTACATTTCTTAATTGTACATTTTCGTCATTAGCTAATTCTAAGAATAGTTGAGCGTTTTCTTTAGCAAATATTAAAAGATCTCTTTTGATCTCCTTAGAACTCATGTCAGATACCTTAGAGCCAACCTCAACTCTTAAAATAGCCTCAGCCTGATCTATATCCATATCTCTTGCTACATTTAAAGCTTCAATAATATATTCAATAGTTTCTAAATCATCTACGGCTTCTTCTACGGGATTAAATTCGGTATATTTAACTCCTTTCATTGGATGATAAAGAGATAATAATTTTTGCAAATTTTGTTTTTCTTTAGTTACGGTTAATGTGCCATCTCTAAAAACAATATGACCTAATGTTGCTTCGCCTGATTGTTCATCAACTAAAGGTGAATTTTGATTAGTTGCATACCTTAATTCTCTTTGTTCATTTTTTTCTTTATCAAACCATAATAAAGGATAGCGGTTTGTGTGACGAGATGATATAGTATATGTTAATGGAGTTTTAAGACCGTTTAATAAATATGTTCTGTCTTTAATTTCCCATTGTGGTTTTTTAGGTGTTGATACTTTAGCCGCGGGTTTTGCAGCTTCTTTTGTTTCAATTACTTGAGGTGCAACCTCAATATCTTTTACTGCTTGAGTAGCTTTTTTAGCCATGATATAATAAAATTAAATAATTAAAAAAATAAGGTAAGACTTACCCCCGTTAATTTAACGAGGGCAATCTCACCAAATACTATGATGCAGTAAACAATACGAAATTGTTAGCACCTTGTACACATAAACATCTTTCAGACAAGAAGTGAACATCCATAGAGTCAATGTCAGAAGTAAAAGCACCCCCGGCAGATCCAGTAATCCAAGATTTCATTCTTCTATCTTCAGTTTGTGAAGCTCTGTAACGAACGTGCAAGAAAGGTCTACGAATATTAGAACCTAAAATTTGGTCGTATACAGTTGATGTACCAGCAGGAATAAGAACTCCATCAATCGCTGAAACAGTTACTCCACCTCTAGTAGAAGCGTCATTAAGATATTTCCAGTCAGTTTTATAAAAGTCATAAGAACCTCTTCTAAATCCTGAGAAACCAAGATTCAAAGCCATTTCTTCAGAGTTTTCAAATAAACCAAAAGCAGTACCTCCTCCAATACCGGAAGAAATATTAGCTAGCATATCGTCAAAATCTAAAGAAGTTTTTCTATTAAGGAAAAGCATGTTTTCTTCAATAGCACCTTGAGTGTCAAGATTTTTAAGAATACTATCAAATTCGCCAAGACCGGCAGCAGCACTAAAATTGTTTAGTACATTACCTCTAGCTTCGATAGCAGCAAAAAGACCTTCAGTCCCACCATAATCAGCAGCAATACCAGCAACCCCAGAACCTGCGGCAGCTTTCTCACCTTCAACCATAGCCATTTCTAAATAATCTTCAAATCTTAAACGAGTTTCGGACTCAGCTTTTAAGTACCATAAGTATCCAGATGTTCCATCCTCAGTAGCAACTTCAACCCACCCAATTTGAGCCATATCTGATCCGTTGACCACATATTTTTCTTTAATAATAATTGGTGAATTGTTAAATTGAGTAAAAGATGGGGTTACGCTTCTAATATCAGCATCGCCAGTTCCTTTTCTATATTCAGAACCATATACAAATATTTTAAGACCAGCTAATACTGCGCCAGCACTTCCAAGAGCAGTAGAAAGATTAGCTCCCGTGTAGGTAGCAACAGTAAGAGTACCATTAGCACTTCCAGCAGCGTTAGATCCAGCACTAGCAGTAACTAAAGCTTTTACTTCAGCACCTGTAAGAGGATTCATTACTACAATTGTTTGGTTTGCAGATACTACGTTATCAACAAAAGTGGCTCCAGCAGTTGCATTAAGAGTAAATTGTAGATCAACGTTGTTTGCAAGTTTTGAAACATTGTCATAAGCAATGTGTAATCTATTTTGTTCTGACCAAATTACTTGATCTGAAGTCATAGGCATTTCTGCTCCTACCATACGTAGAAATCCAGAAAGAGTTCGGTTTCCATATCGTTCTACTTCTTGTTCGTAGATCTCAGGAAGATATTGTGCTGCGAAATCTGAAAAATCATCGCCAGCTTTATCTGTAAATTGCAGATAATTTGTAGACAGAACTTGTTGTTTCTGACTAGGTTTAATTGACCCAAATTCGGGTAATACATTTGCCATTTTTTAAATTTTAATTGTTAAATTTTTTTGTTCTAATTTTAAGTTTTGAAGAATCTAAACCGCTAACAGCTTTTACTTTTAAACCATTAACAAATACATCACCCGGGGCAGTTTGCCTTGGCTCAGTAGTTATGTTTTTGGTTTTAGCAACTTGTTCTTTAATGGCATCGGCACGGCCTTGCTCGTAGAAATGTGTTGCCATGGTATCGGCGTTTCGCGCAGCGTAAATTGCTTTATGATAACCAGCAGGATCTTTCATTTGACCGTTTTTGTCTAGGAACGTCCCAACAAAGTCTGTAAGATCTTTTTGATTATCAGCGGTTGATTCAGGATCTTTAATACCATATCTAACTTTTTTTTCTCCTAATTTAAAATCAAAACCTTTGAAATCATTAGAAAAATAATCTTTAGTTGTATTGATAAACCCCTCTCGAACCGCGTCATTACGCTTTTGTTCTTCATTGTATCGGTTAAAAAAGTCAGTAGCTTTTTGTTGCTCTTGAGTAACACCAGGTCTTAATTTAATTTCCTCGTAATATTTACTTTTAGTTTGCTCTAAAAAGTTTTTGGCTTTTGCAACTTCTTCTTTATATGCAATTTTTTTCTTGCGTATGTCTCTGTCCTCATCAACTTCTTCGTCCCATGTAAAATCTTCTAATAATAAATTTACATCTTCTGAATCTAAATGAGGTTTGCTTGTTTTATAATATTCTCTTAACAATGTGTTATTATCTACATTGGAATAGTCTGCATTAAGCCTAGCATAATCTTCAACAGTACCACCCGTTTCTTCCATAAACTTTATAAGCTTATCTACTCCTTCAGGAAGCTCTTGTGCTTTTGTTTCCGGTAATACTTCTTTTTGTTTTTGTGCGGCGTTGGTAGTTTCATCGCTTCCTGCCATTCGCTTCTCTTCAGAATTATTTTCTTCATCTTCAATAATTTGAATAGGAGAATCTACTTCTGCTTCGCTAGCATTGCTATTATCTTGTCTGGTAGATTTTTCATCTGTTGGCTGCTCGTTTCCTTCTCGAATTCCTTCGCTAGTTTTGGATTCGTTGCGTATAGGTACTTCATCTGTGCTTTGCTTTTGAATGGCATCTTCTTCTTTTTTAAGTTCTACAGCCGGTTTAGAAAGATCTACTTTAATAATATCTTCTTTTCCTACTAATTTTTTAGGAGTTCTTTTTTTAATTTTAAAATCTCCTTCTTGTTTTACTTCTGTTGACATAATATGATAATATAAAATTAATTAATAAAATTTACCTCGGCTCAAATTGTTCTAAGCCAAAGCCACTTAAATTATCATTACCCGCTGATTCAAAATCTTTAGGTAATAAATCATTTTTTCTTTGATCAATAAGTTCAGATTGTTGCGTACCTTGTATTTTTACGCGTTTATCTTTTCTATCTTCTATTTCTTGTTCTTTTTTTGTTGCGGCAGATGCTTGTATTTGAGCTAGTTGTATATTATAGTTGAACTCTTCTGCCATTAATTGTTTCTTAATTAATGCTTCTTGTTCCATTCTAGCAATTTCAAAATCTGATTTAGCTTTTTCAATTTGCACTTTTGTTTCCGCTAAAGCTTGTTGCTTTTGTACTTCGGCTAGTGCAGCTGCCTCGGACGCTTGTGCATTTGCTTGCGCCTGCGCTTGTATATTAGCTTGATTAGCTTGTTGGTCTCTTGCAGCTTTTTCTTTTCGTTTTAATTTTAGCAATTGATTAGCTAATTTTAAATTTGATATTTGACGTACATCAATTGCATCGTCTAAATCAATTCCTCCAGATTGTAAAGCAACTTGTATATTTTGCTCAAGTTTTGATTTTTCTTCTTCGTCAGGCTCTAATTCTAAAAATATACCAAAATCATGCATTGCTACTTTTTCCATTTCCTCTAATGTATTAACATTAAATGTATTAATACTATTAAGTAACGCATCTTTTGTTAATGGAAATTGTAGAGCATCATTAGCTCTTAAGCTTATATTTTCTGCTGTTTTAATTGTTATATACATTAAAGCTTTTAAAACATGTCTGGTAGCAACATTTGAATTCGCAGCAGCCATTTTTTGTAATCCGACTAAAGCATTTTTATCAGGAGTACTTCCGTCAACAGCTTCGTTTAATCCCGTAACATCTCTTATCATTTGCAAATAATATTGATAAGTAGATATTAATGATTGTATTTTAGCCATTCCGCTAGAAGATTGAAGTTCTTGTATAGGAACTTTACCTCTATTTAAATCACCATCTTGCGTTAATGATCTTCCAACAATGCTCCCCGTTTGAAAATACATATTTAATGCTTCGGCCGGGTTATAATTTGTGCCGTTGCCTAAATCAACTTCCGCTAAACCGTCCATATCTAAATAAACACCATCAGGAACAACTCTTGACAATACTTGTTGAAGTTTTAAATGCGTAAGCTGAATCATATCCGCAAAGCTTGTAATTCTGCTTACAAGAGAATCAACTCTTCCTTTATACATTCTAGGAGCACAAATAGAGTAATTCATGTTTACTTTAGTCACATCTGAAGACGGGCGAGTCATATTTTCGGCCAAGCTCCAGTCAAGAAGTTTATTTAAACCAAGAACTTTTGCTCCTGTATACAATACTTCTATACTTCTTGAAACTTTACTAAAATTATCATTTTCAGGAGGATTAAAAGTATCGTCTTTTTCTAATATTTTTTCTAATCCTTGATCAGTATTTTTTAATTTAAAAACTTGATTTGTGTATGTTTTGTATTCAAAAAATAACACAGATATTAAATTATTGTCATCTTGCCCTTTATAGTTTCTTGTATAATTACTATAATTGCTAGGCCCTTTATATTTTTGTATTTCTTCTAAATCTTCATTTGTAAGCTGAGGATATAATCTTTTTACTTCTGATAAACTTAAATTTTTAACTTCGCCTACATAATATATATCGTCAAAATTTGGATCTTCAGTGTAAGAATAAACTACATTAGCTGGATCTACATAATTTACTGTAATACCTTCTGATAAATTAAAATTAGTTTTAGATATTCCAATACCTAAAACAGCTAAATCATAAGCAATTCTGCGCTGGATTTCATCATATTTATTAAAAGAAAAAACATTTTTAATAATTTCTTCTTCAGCAATTTCAACACTTTGTTTATAATTTAATTGTAAATATAAATCAAGTTCTTCTTGAGAAGCCGGCAATTTTTCAGGCTGAGCTGATGCATAAATGTCTTCGCCCGTTAACTCTTTAAATTGTTCTATTAAATTTTTATTTTCTATATCTCTAATAGCATTGAAAGCAAAATCAGTTCTTTCTTTTAATGCAAATGGGTCAGTAGCAAAAGATTTTATTTCATAACCTTTATCAGTCATACCATTAACTACAATATCTACAAACTTAGGTATAACAGGTACTATTTTCCAATCTAAATTTAAATAAGACAAATCACCATTTATAGATAATTCGTCTTTATATTTTTGCACAGGCTGTTCACCTCTAGCATACAATCTTAATCTATGATAATTTTGAAAGTTTTGTAAATACCTATCGCCTCCGATGTCTTGTCTAAACCATTCGTTTTCTATAGCCCGCCCTACTTGGATACCATAGTCATAACTATTCTTTACTGAATCAGGTACTACCTGATCTGGGAATGAACTGTTATAGTTAGTATTAATCATGTATTTAAATTATTTTTGATGTAACTCCATCATTATTATATCTTCTTATTCCTAAATTTACCGGTTGAAATGTTCTTTTAGCTACCGGAGCATATTTGTTTTTATTACAAGCCATTATAGCTAGGCCAGAACTTATGGATGCATCGTGCTTTGTTCTGTTGTTAAGATTAAATTTAGACCAATCATTTAAGGTACGTGTAAAATACAAATCCCCATGTGTTTCGCCATTAAAACCTACATGAGCATCAATATACGATTCTATAGCGGCCGCATGAGCTTGCTTCATATCCTCACTTGAGTTAGGTACTCCGCCTATTTCTCTTTCTGTAATAGATAATTTATTATAAACTTTATCTGGTCGATTCATTGAGTAGCCTCTATATCCTCTTCTTTTTAAATAATATAATAATCTTGGTTTATTATTTTCCGCAAGCAACGGCATACCATAAAACACTAATGCCATTAATACATCTTCAAAAAATATTTCAGCATTATCAGGTCTTGAAATATATTCTAAAAAGAAATGATTAGGTGGTATATCTTCCATCGTAAATTTAGTAAGCCCGTGTAAAGACCCTTTTGATCCGCGCCCATCTACCGTGCCTGATATATCATAACTATCACAACCAAAAGCACCGCAATGCTCATTAGCTGGGTATCTTAAATTACCTTTAGATATAGACCTGTTTTGCATACTTTGAGGCGGAATCCATGAAATAAAAAATCTTCCATTATTATTAGGATAGAATTCTACTACAGAATCTTTTACTCCACCTCGCCATTGAAAATTACCTTGTGTTATAAGGCCCGTGTATTTTGTTTCTTCAATATAATCAATCTGTTCATAAATCTTAGTTAGATTAAATAAAGATTGTTTTGTTTCATCTCTAAATGCATGCTGAGTAGTCCGGGGAAATTGTCTATAAAATTCGTTTAAAGCGTCTTGATCTTTTTTTAATCCATCAACTTCGTTCATCCAATAATCAATTACACCTGTTTCTATTTCAGTCCCGTCAATACTTTTGACCGGCTTTTTTGGTGTGTCGAATACAGGTAATCCAAACATATTAATGAATCCTTCGTAATTCCACTCCATAGGTATAAACAAAGAATATAATCCTGAGCTAGTCTGTCCATTGCGGTTTCTCTTTGTAACATCTGATCCTTCGTATAATTTTTTAAAGTTTTCGCCTCCTTTATCTAAAGCATTAGAAGTAGAGCCCATCATACATTTGCCTACAATTCTACTTCCTAATCTTAGTGTTGTTTTTGTTACTCTCCAGTTATTAATTATATTATCTGGTCTTTCCCATTTGCCAGATTCATCATGGACTAAAAGCTTCAGCTTTTCTCCATCATACGAGTTATCGCCTGTATTTTTCCAGTCGATTGTAGTGTCAAGCCCATCAATATCCGCTAATTGTTCGCCTACTTCTATCTTGCGCCGAGTTAGTTTAGAGGCGGGCACTCGGTAAGCAAGCTCTGTTTTTGGGCGATCCATACCGTCTTGGACGGGCTTGAAGAAAAAAGGGTAATTGGTTGATATGGGAACAACTTTATCGGTAAACATTTTTTTGGCATCAGCCCCGGTTTTTGATAAAATCCCAAATCTTGCGTCGCTTGATATTGTAGCTTGGTTAACAGTTTCGTTCGATGCCATGAAGCTAAACCCAGACCGTCTGTTTTTGAGATAGCATATTCCGTAACATCTACTATCCGCCTTGCAGGCTTCCCAAAAAATGTAGAATAACCTATTTGATTCTCTAAATTCAGCGGCCCCAACGTCAATTTTAGTCCATTGCAAGTACATGTAATGAGTACCAGTAATGTAAGTTTCGCTGCCGTTATTATAAAACGCAAACCCTTCTTCTCTATATTTAAATTCATTTTCTATATAATCGTACCATTGTTCTTTAAAATTGTCTGGATAATTGTTCCAGTCAAAAACACTTTTAATTTTTTTTAATTGTTTAGGGTAATCAAATTTCTGCCAATATTGTTCAGCTTTTTTATTTGATCTTTTAAAACATTTATGTATTAATGGTAGACCTATTTTTAAGCCTTGAATGTCATATACTTTGCCGAGCTCACCTGTTTTACTTATAATTACTAAATCATGCTCTTTGTTGTACCCGTATTCCCAGCTTTTTTGTTTGTTTTTTTTCTTTAATATATTTGGCTTTACATAATCAGATATAACCGAATATAACGTTTGCTTATACATTATTTTGATCTTGTTTCAGCAAAACCTCCAAAAGTTTTTTGGCTACTAGATTTATCTTCTAATAATTTTTCTTCAGTTTCTATTCTAGTAAGTATTTCAAATGCATCAAATATTGCTAATTTTTTTGTAGCTGCTGCATTTTTTAATCTATCTGCTGATATATCATCTTCTGAATCTACAATAGCTTCTTTTGCCACTTTAATTAATTCCTCAACTGCTTTTTGCCCAGCTTGGATTATATTCAGTTTGGTTTTTCTTACATTCATACTTAATAACAATATCATTAGATTTCATACAATATAAACGCTCATTATCTACTATAAATTCCCATTCACTATTAGGAGTAAAGCCTACGACGTCACCTGGGTTGATTTTAAGCGCTTTTAACAGGCTATTGCCATATTTTAGTATACCAATATGCTTTTGCTCTTTTTCTAAGCTTGTAGGATCATTATTTAAAAAAGGTTTAACAAAACATCTATCCATAAATGAATGCCATTTATTGCTTTTTTTGTAAAGATACACTTGATCTGGCTGACAAAAGTAAAGATTGTTTTTGAAATATTTACTGCTATTTTTTTCTTTACCTTTTATATCATAATATCTTCTAAAAACATTATGATGAATTATGATTTCATCACCTTCTTTTATAACGGTATTGTAAGCTTTTGGTATAGATATAACTTTAGCAAGTTTATTTATAAACTTAAACGATTCTATATTACAATTTAATATTAAATCTTTATTATTTATTTTGGTTGTATTATTATATCTTTCTCCAATTGGCTCAACGATAAAATCATAAATACTATTCATATTCTAAATTGTATTCAACCGATATAGCCATGTTAGAATTAAATTTTTTCCATGGTAACACTTCGTTATTTTTTTTTATAAAAATATTATAAGAACTGTCAGTATCTT